GAACGTAATGAACAAAGTTGCTTCTTGTGAATACACTGTCATACTAATTTCACATGAAGAAGAATACACTGTTAAAAATAAAGTTGGTAAAGAAATAACATATTGGAAACCTGCATTAAATGATAAAATGCACGATAGAATGTGCGGAATAATGCAATTAGTTGGAAGATGTTATTTAGACGAAGTAATATTAAATGGTGAACCATTAAAAAGATATTTCGTATCATTTGGTTCTAATGTAACTGAATTATCAGGAGTTAGAATACCATTGAAAAAATTAAAAATAGAAAATAATTTTAAAGAATTTAAAGATAATATAGAATAGGAGATAATATAATATGAATGAAATTTTAAATGATTTAGAAGATATGTTTAATGAGGTAAAAGACCAAGAAGGAGTTTTTACAAGAGTACCAGATGGAGAATATTTAGCTAATTTAGCTGATATAGTTGTAGGAGAAAGTAAAAGTGGAAGTCCTATGGTAACAATGGTTTTTGAAATTACTAATGGAGAACACGAAGGAAAACAACATAGAAAATTCTTAATGTTAACAGGTAAAGATGAAATGCAAACAAAACAAAATCTTAATAGATTTGCAACTGAAGTTAAGAAACTAGGTGTAGATACATCTAAAGGATTTAATAATACAATTGAACAATTACCTAATTTTGTAGATACAGAATGTAAAATTGAAATTACAACAACTGTTTCAAAACAAGGTAAAGAATTTGTTAATACTTCATTTGAAGTAATAGGTTAATATGTACATCTTCGACTTCGAAGTATTTAGATATGATTGGTTAGTAGTTTTTAAGAATACAAAAACAAAAGACTATACTATTATACAAAATAATAAAGATGATTTAGTAGATTTTTATGAACAAAATAAAGATAAATTATTTATTGGTTATAATAATAAGTCGTACGATAATTTAGTTTTTAAAGGTATTATGTCTGATGTAGACCCATTTGAAATAAGTAGAATGATTATTGAAGGCAAACAAACATATCTAATTAGTAAAGCTTTAAAGATTAAAGAATTCAAATTAAATAACATGGATTTGATTCAAGATATCTTAGGAATGAGTTTGAAAGAAGCAGAAGGTTATATGAAAATGTCTATTGAAGAGTCTACTGTAGATTTTAACTTAAATAGACCATTAACTATGGATGAATTAGAAGAAACAATTTTCTATTGTAAACATGATGTTGATGCTACTGAAAAATTATTAGAAAAAAGAATGGGTTATATTAAATCTAAAATGAACTTGGTAAGAATGTTTAATTTACCAACATATTGTTTAGAATATACAAATGCAAAATTATGTTCTATAATATTGGATGCGCATCGTAAATCATATAATGATGAATTTACTTATGATTTACCTAGTGAATTAATATTAAATAAACCTGAATATAGAGAAATATTAAAATTATATACTAATGGGGAGTTAGATTATACTAATAAATTAAAAGTAAATGTAGCAGGTGTAGAGCATATTTATGCATATGGTGGTTTACATGGTGCACTAGAAAATTTCTTCTATAAAGGAGAGATGTGGCAAATTGATGCTACATCTTACTATCCAACATTAATGATAAAATATGATTATATGAGTAGAAATCTAAAAGACGCTTCTAAATTTGAAGAAATATATGAGACTAGAATAGCTGCTAAAAAAACAGATAAACAAAAAGCAGACTCATTAAAATTAGTTATTAACACTACATATGGTGCTATGAAATCAACATATAATGATTTATATGATGCTAAAATGGCAAACCAAGTGTGTATTACGGGACAATTATTTTTAACAGATTTGATCGAAAAAATAGAACCTTATTGCAAATTAGTACAATCTAATACTGATGGAATTTTAATTATTCCATATGATAAAGATAAAATAATTGAAGAGGTTAAAAAGGTAGAAGAAAGAATAAAAGTTAAGTTTGAAATTGATAAATGTTCTGGTGTATGGCAAAAAGATGTTAATAATTATATAATGTTATTTGATGATGGGCATGTTAAAACTAAAGGTGCATATGTTGCACAATATAATGAAGGTGGATTAAGAAATACTGGTAGAATATTAGACAAAGCTGTTGTAGAATACTTTACTAAAGGAATCCATCCAATAGATACAATTATGAATTGTGATGACAAGTATATGTTCCAATTAATTACTAAAACAGGAGGAACATATAAAGATACATACTGGAAAACACCTACAGGTGATATTAAAGTTAATAAAGTTAATAGAGTATATGCTACTCCAAACGAAGACTATGGTAACTTATATAAAACTAAGTATGTAGAAAAAAATGATGCTATTGTTGTTAGACAAGACTCAATTGCTAATTTACCAGAACACTGTATTGTAGATAACGCAGATATTATAGATATAGATGCAATTGATAAACAATGGTATATTACAGTAGCAATGAAAAGAATAAGAGATTTTGAAGGAGAAAAATAATATGAAAAAAATTGTAATTAATAATGAATTTTATGAAAAAGATACTGAACGAATGATTGAAGAGTTAGATAGAGTTGTAATGAGAAATGTTGATGATAGTGTAAAAGATGTTATGCTTGATTTATTATCAACTATAAACACTACAATCACAAGAATATTAAAAGATGAGGATGGGGAAAGACAAGCAGCATTGATGTCAACATTGATGTGTGCTGGGAAAATGATACATGATGCTGGAAATTATTATGCGCAACGTAATATTCCAAGTGCATTAGATGAAATGCTTAATCGTCTATGTGAATTAAGAGATATATTAAAAGAAAGAAATTAGTGTTATGAATGTAATTATTGAAGGGCCAGATGCAACTGGTAAAACAACACTAAGCGAAAAATTAAAACAAAAATATAACATGGATTATATGCATTTAACTAGTAAAACTCCGAATGATTTAAAATTTCATTTGGAGCTACTAGATAATGATAATATGGTATATGATAGATTTATGTGTGGAGAAATAGTATACCCACAAATTTATAATAGACCTCCTAAATTAACATTCGAAGAAGCTTGTAAAATAATGAATAGAATAGTTGATAATGGAGATATATTAGTTATAATGTATGCTAGTGATATAAATGTTATTAAAGAAAGATTAATAGCTAGAGGTGAATTTGATTATTTAAAAGAAATAGAAGAACAAAATAAATTATTTATACAAATAATTTATGCCCTTCAAGCATATGAGTATAAAAATTTTATACCAATTGATGTTTCTAAAATAGAAAATTATGATAAATTAGATGAAATGATTGATACTAGAATGCAAAATAAAAATACTATCAATAGACAATATAGACAAGTATGTAGAGATTTATTAGAAAAAGGACATCCTGTTGATAGTAAAGGAGCAACTCGCGGAAATTCTAAAGAATTAAATAATTATATGTTTACGATAGATGATATTGAAGATAATATAATTACATTAAAGAGTAGAGATACTTCACTAACATATTTAGCAGCTGAATTATTATGGTATTGGCAATCTAGAAATGATGTAGATTTTATAGGTAAATTTGCAAAATTATGGAAAGTAATAACTGATGATGGTAAAACCAATAACTCAGCATATGGTTATATATTACAAGAAAAACATGGATTCAATCAAATAGAAACAATAATTGATTTATTAAAAAATGACCCTACATCAAGAAGAGCAGTATTAAATATAAATGTTCCAAATGAAAATGTTGCTACTACCAAAGATGAAATGTGTACAATATGCTTGAATTTATTTATTAGAGATGGTAAATTACATTGTACTGGAATGATGAGAAGTAATGATGTTATATTTGGTTTAACATATGATATAACCTATTTTACTCAAATTCAAAAATATATAGCATCTAGATTAGGAATTCCAACTGGCTCATATACTCATTTTGCGACGTCAATGCATTTCTATGATAAAGATTATGAAAAAATTCAAGAAATAGCATATGGTAATTTAGAAACACAAGATAATATATTAGATGTAGATATGTTGTTAAGAAATAAAGATAAGTTAATAGATTATGTTGATAATCATTTCGAATCAAAAGAAGGATTTGAAAATGAATGCAAAAAATTACATTTAATTAGAAATAAGGGATTAAAATGAAAATAGGAATTACTAGATTATCTGGAAATATTACTGATAAAAATAGAGAATCTGTTGGTAATAAAGAAATGATTGCAATTGCTAATTTATTACAAAAATATAGTGAAGTAGATATATTAACATGTAAAGAATGCTGCGATTGTGTACATGTAGATGAAAATTATGATATAAATAAATATGATTGTTTATTAGTTGTAAATGATAGTACTAATATGTTTGGTGGTTGTGAAATAACTACTATGACCACTATTTATAAATTACTACATAAGTTTGATAAACAAATATATTATATATTAACTGATTTATCATTACCATTTGTAGACTATTATGAATTAATAAAAAATAAAAAATGGAATAATTATAATGAATATGATTTTAAATTAAAAAATGATATTATAATATTATCACAAGCATATAACTTAGATATTGTTAAAAAAATCCATAAAAATATTAAATATAAAGATGTAATATATATACCATTTCAAGAATGGAAAGTATTTACTGAAAAAATAATAGATAATAATGTACCTAAAAAAGTTGATTTAATTTATGGTGGTAGCTTTAGAACAGGTAGAAGAGAAAAGAAATTCATTGATTATTTCTTTGATAAAAATAATTTAGATATATTAATTTATGGTAATATGAAATTATCACAATTCAAAAATGTAGATGGATTAAAACCACCAATATTTAAAGGTAAAATTCCAAACCAAATGGTTTTAATGGCTAATTCTACTTCACTTGCTACTATATTATTAGGTGATAAAAATTATAATGATAATATTGTAACATTAAGATTTGTAGAGGCATTGCTATCTAATGTAATTTGTTTTATAGATAATGATTTTGATACTAAACATAGACTATTAGATGATTATTTTTATGTTAATAATGGTAAAGAATTAGAAGAAAAAATAATTGAAATACAAAATGATAATATGTTATATTATAGTTTGTTAAGTAAGCAACAAGCTAAATTATTAGAAATATTAAATAATAATTTACCTTTAAAATTATTTGAGGTATTAGAAAGGAATAATATATGAAAATAAAAATAATTAAATTTGATAATTATAAATGTCCATTGAGAGCGCATTACAATGATGCAGGTGCAGATGTGCATGCATTAGATAAATTTATTTTATTACCTCATCAGACTGTAAAAATACCTCTTGGATTCGGATTAGAATTACCGGATGGATTAATGGCATGTGTGTTTCCTAGAAGTGGTTTAACTTCTAAAGGAATTATTAGTCACGTTCCACCTGTAGATTCTGGTTATAATGGTGAAATTCATGCTATTATAACAAACACAACAGATGAAATATACACTATTGAAGAAAATGATAGGATAGGACAAATTGTTATTACACCTATTATATTATGTGAATTTACGGAGGAATTAGGAAATGAAAGAGGAAGCAAAGGTTTCGGCTCATCTGGAAGATAGTCGCTATATAATTTTAAATGATGATAAAACACCAAAACATTCATTAGACGAATATAAAAGATATTCTGTTGTTAAAGATAATGATAATTTAGGTATCTTGATTGATGAACCATATGTTGTATTAGATGTAGATGATTCATTTGAGTTTTCTGTATTAAAAAAGATTATTAAAAAAGAAAAGGTAAAATGCAGAATAATGAAAACTACAAGAGGTGGACATTTTTGGTTTAAAGCTAATGAACCAATTAAAAACTATGTTCATGCTAATACACCCATATCAATTACAATAGATGTACGTTCATATGGTAAAAAGTCTTTCGTAAAAATAAAACAAAATGGAGAATGGAGAGAATGGGAGATGTGGAATGATGAAGTAGATACACTTCCATTCTGGTTAACTCCAATGAACCATCAACATCACTTTATAAATTCAAAAGAAGGTGATGGGCGAAATTCAGAATTGTTTAGTTATATAATAACATTAACAAATGCAGGTATAACTAAGGACCAAACAAAATACATTTATAATCTAATTAATAAATATTTGTTTGCTGATAAATTAAGTGATGAAGAACTAAATACGATATTACGTGATGAAGCATTCGATAAAATAAAACCAGCATTTTATGATAAAAGAAGATTTATGCACGATGTATTTAGTAATTACTTTAGAAATGATAATAAAGTTTATTGTAAAAATGGTAGATTATATATGTATGATAGTGGTTATTATAGTGATAGTCAAGGTAAAATAGAAAAAAGAATGATTAAATATATTCCTGAATTATCTAAAGTTCAAAGAAGAGAAGTACTAGAATATTTAAAATTAATTGCTGAAGAACCTAAACAAACTAGTATATATCATGTTGCATGTAAAAATGGATTGTTAGATATTAGAACAAAATCATTAACACCATTTACATCTGACATATTTATATCTAATAAAATAAATGCACAATTCGATGATAATTGTTATGATGAAACTGTTGATAAAATGCTTAATAAAATAAGTTGCAATTCAGTTGAAATTAGAATGTTATTAGAAGAAATGATAGGTTATGCATTAATACCCACATCTAAATTCCAAAAAGCATTTATTTTATATGGTGATGGAAGTAATGGTAAATCTAGTTTTCTAGATATGGTGATAGGATTATTAGGTGAAACAAATGTTAGTTCATTAAGTTTAAAGGAATTAAATCACAATTTTAAATTAAGTGAAATAACTTCTAAAATGGCAAATATTGGTGATGATATATCAGATGAGTATTTAACAGATAGTTCTATTTTTAAAAAATTAGTAACTGGTGAAGAAATTACAGTTGATAAGAAAAATGAACAACCATATAAAATTAGAAATTACGCTAAAATGATATTTGCAGCAAACAATTTACCATCAACATATGATAAATCCAACGGTATGATTAGAAGATTAGCAATAATTCCTTTTAATGCAGTTATAAAGAAAACAGACCCAGATTATGACCCATTCATAATAGATAAATTAACTACTGATAATGCAAAAAGTTATTTATTAAAATTGGGTGTAGAAGGTATAAGAAGAGTATTTGAAAATAACAAGTTCACTGAACCTCAAGAAGTTATTGATATGATTAATGAATATTCAAAAGAAAATAATAATGTATTACAATTCTTAGATAATATTGAGGTTGCAAATAAAGAGTCTACAGTTGTGTATGACGATTATAAATATTGGTGTGCTGAAAATGGTGTTATGAATTATAAAATAAGAAAATTCAATGCAGAAATAAGAAGTCACACTAATTTAGACTTAATGATTGAAAAAATAGGAGGTAAAACAGTTCAAATATGGAGACAAAAATAAATATTGATAAATTATATGATAAAATTAAAGAATCGGGTATGAGTATTAGACAATTAGCTGCTAAAACAGGAATATCTGGACCTCATTTGTCAATGATGTTTAAAGGTAAAAGAAATATGACTGTAAAAAAGCTAAATAGAATCCTTGGTGTTACACATATTGATATAAAAGATATTTCAGAGTGATAAATTTCACTTTTTTTCAAAAAACTGTTTACAAATAGTTAATTATGTTATATAATAATATTGTAAATAGTTAATAATATAACTATTTGTAAGGAAAGAGGATTGAATATGAAAAAAGAAGAAATTAAAAAGGAAATTGAAAAATTAGAAGAAAGAATTTTCTATCACGAAATGAAAGACCATTGGACTGATGCTGATTTTAAATTAGCTAATGACTTAGAATTAGAATTAGCTATTTTAAAAGATAGATTGGCAGGTGAAGAATAATGGAAACAATCATAAATAGATTAAATGGTTGTAATTTAAAAATAATATATGAAAATGATACATATTATGCTGTTGATAGAGATGATATCGGAGTAAAATATGATATTAAAAACAAATGGAAATATATTGGTGATGGTACTAGATATTTAAAGAATGCTACTAAATATAGAATAATTAGTGAAGCTAGAACTAGAGCATCATATGATAATGAAATTAAGAGATTTGTAGAATGGTATGATTTAAATGCTATTGATACAAATCCTAATTCACCAATAATTGTTAATGATACACCTAAAGAAGAAACAAATAATGATATTATAAATGTTGATAAATTATTAGATGGATTAAAATCTATAGAAAACACAATTAAAGAAAATAATAGTAATAAGAAATTTGAACAAGCTATTATTGATGGTATTATTGAAAAAACAGTTAATATTGAAATTGATAAAATAGAAAATACTATCACAGAATATGCAAAAGAATTTATAGATAAAACATATGGTAAATTACCAAGTACTATTGAAATAATAGATACTAAAGAACCTAAACATATAGAAGGTTTATTCCATAAAAACTTTGAAACAATATTACAAATTGTAGGACAACAAATCCCATTAATGTTAATTGGACCTGCTGGTAGTGGTAAAAACCATACTTTGGAACAAGTCGCTGAAGCATTAAATTTACCATTCTACTTTAGTAATAGTATTACACAAGAATATAAGTTGACAGGATTTATTGATGCTGGAGGAATATATCACGAAACAGAATTCTATAAAGCATTTACAACAGGTGGATTATTCTTCTTCGATGAAATAGATGCAAGTTGTGCAGAATCATTAATAATTATAAATGCAGCTTTAGCAAATGGCTATTTTGATTTTCCTAATGGAAGAGTAAATGCACATCCAGATTTTACAGTTGTAGCGGCTGCTAATACATTTGGTAATGGTGCAGATATGATTTATGTAGGTAGAAATCAATTAGATGGAGCTACATTAGATAGATTTGCTACAATGGAATTCGATTATGATGAGAATATTGAAAAAACTATTTGTGCAGATGATGAGCTATATAACTTCATTATAGATGTAAGAAAAGCTGTTAAGAAACGTAGATTAAGATTTGTTGTATCAATGAGAGCAACAATTAATGCTAGTAAAATGTTAAAAGCTGGTATTGATAAAAAAACAATTGTTAGTTCTGTTATTACTAAATCAATGACAAAAGATGATATTAATACTATTATCAATGAAATATCTAGAAATAGTGAATGGTTAGATATAATGAGGAATTTATGATAAATGTATTTGACAAAACTAGATGTGTTAGTTATTATGATAGTATAGATGAGTTTGTAAATCATATGGATGAGAGTGAGTCTATGAGATATGGTTCTGCAGATGACGATGATAGTGAATTTAGTGGTACTAAGAATTTAAAAGAAGCTTTAGATTTATGTAAATACGGTGATGAAGAATTACGTAAAAGAGTATATGACAAATCGATTGCTCTTGAAGACTTAGAGACACACACTAAAGTAAGACACAGTACTATTAATGATGTTGTTGGATTTACACCTAACGTACCTAATTATATTATGGGAATACCAACTAATATGATTAGAGATAATAGAACTATGATAAAATCTAAAATATTAAATATTTACATAAATTTAGGAGTACCTTGGTATGTAGATAAAAATGATATATTAGATACTGCAGCTAGATATATATGTGCAATAAATCAATTAGAAAACGAAGGTTATCGTTGTAATATTTATTGTGGTAAATCTAGCGAATCAGGTAATAAACAAAATTTATTAGCTGTTAAAATAAAAACAGATAGAGAACCTATGAATATAGCAAAAATGGCATTTCCAATGTGTCACCCATCTATGCTTCGTAGATTAGGATTCAAATGGATGGAAATTATACCTGTAGATTTTGGAGCAGGTTATGGTAGTAGTATTGGAAATAAAGCAGACATGCATATGTTATTATCAAAAGTGTTTGATAAAAATTATAAGTTTACAATATTATCTGTTAAAAATGATTTAGAAAAGAATATTAAAGATATAGTAAAGGAGATAAAATGTTAACATATTTTGAATTATTAGAATTAGTAAAGCATTATAAAGAACCAAAGAAAGTATTGGTTAAATTAACTAATGATAAAACAGGAAGATATTATAAAGCAACATATGATATAGATGATACATTTATATGTTATGTATTAGAAAATAAAAATCAAGAAAATGATGATTATAAATATTATTTATCAGAATGTTATTTAGAATCTTCTATGTTTAATAGAAATATTGAAATTATAAATGGTGAAAAATTAGAACCTTTAAAGCTTAAACAATTTCACAATAATCAACGTAAATTAGCAACTAAAATAAATGAGATTATTGAATATATTAAGGAGAAATAATATGAGCTTAAAAGAATTAAAAAAAGCAATTGATAAATTATATAATAAATATGGTGATGTTGATTGTATACTTAATATTATTCCTGAAGATGATTTATATATCATTGATGGGAACGATGATAAATTTGTTATATCTAAACAAGAAGAACTATTTGAAAGATGTAATAAAATAAAATTTAATAAAGAAAATAATATAGTTATACTAACTAATTAGGAGGAATTTATGAGACGTATAGCAAGAAAAAACACATTAACAATAATACTATTTTATATATTATTTGCAATGAATAGTATTATAAACATAATCCAAAGAGAGCATTTAGTATTTAATATATTTGCAGCAATATTATTTATAACAGACGCTATATTAACTACTATTGAATTTAGAAGAGTAAAAAAATATTCTGTAGCAGATGCTATGGAAGCAGTAAGGGAGCATATGTCATGTTAATGGTAGAATTAAAAAAGCATATTGAAGATATTAGTGAACAATATGACTCACAAATCAGAGAATTAAAAGATAAAATTAAAGGTTTAGAAGATTTAAAAGCATATTCTATTGCTGAATTACAAGGAGAATATGATAGTAGATGTAGTGAAATCATTGAACATTACGAAAATGGTGATAATATAGAATTAGAACAAGGTGTTAGTGTTCGCAAATTAAAAAGTGTAATAATTAATGAAGATGAAGTTAAAGATAAAAAATATTTTAAAACAGTAGTTGACGATAAAAAAATCAAAGAAGATTTAAAGGAATCTGGTTATACGATAACAATTCCTGGTGTAGAAGTTAAAACGAAATATAGTATTGTAGTAAAAAATAGTCAATAAATATTCAATCCGGTATTTAAACCTCCTGCACTATTCGAGTTTTCGACTATTGTTGGAATAGTGCAAATTTACATATAGTTAATAAAAATGATTGGGTTAATTAACCCAGTTGTTTTTTTATGTGCTTCATTAACCCATCGAAGTGCACAAGGGATTGACATCGAGGCATTGGGTTAATGAGGTTAATGAGGTTAATCAGTTTTTTAACCTTGAATTTTCTTTTTTATTTTTTCTTTACTGGGTTTTTTTTCATTAACTTCTTTAACTCATTAACTTTATTAACCTATTTACTTTTTAAAAGAAATATATTATAATTATATTAGAAAAAATATACTCGGCCAAATAAGGAGATGAGACCATTGAAATTACTTTATAAAACTAAACCACTTAAATTTCCTACTCCTGCTGATTTGAAAAAAGCGATGGATGATTATTTTAAAGAATTAGAAGAAGAGAATAAATCTAATGAATATTTGCAATGTAGTAATTGTATGAAAAAATTTACTAAAGATGAAGAACCAATTTGTTGTGAAGACCAACATATTGTTCATATATATGATGAAGTTAAACCAGAAGACAAGTTAAGACCTTCATTGTACGGATTTTGTGCATGGGCAGGAATCCATAGACAAACATTATTTGATTATAAACATAGAGAAGGTTATGAAGAAGTATATGAATGGTTCTTAAGCATATTGCAAATGGATTTAGAACAAATATTATTAAATCCAGGAACAAGAAATATAGGAGGAGCTAAGTTCGTAGCTGTAAATAATTACGGATGGAAAGATAAAACTGAAACTGAACATGTCGGCTCTCAACCTGTTACATTTATTAATAATTTACCTATAACACCTGATGATGAAGGTGAAGAATAAAAATGATAGTTAAATTTACAGATTTTGTACCCCCACATTTTTATGAATTAGTTGACAATTTTATGAATGATAGATATTCACATTATTGGTTAGCTGGTGGACGTGGAAGTATTAAATCATCTATCGCTAGCGAATTAATTATTATAGGAATTATGAGCAATCCAGGAACTCATGCAATTTGTACTAGAAAATATAAAGTAGATTTGCATGGAAGTGTATATGCACAAATTATTAAAGCAATCCATACGTTAAAAGTTGAAGATTATTTTGATATTAGTAAGAGCGATCAAGGTGCTCCACCAATAACATATAAACCAACTGGACAAAAAATCTTTTTTACAGGATTAGACGACCCAGAAGGTATTAAGTCAACGACAGCTCCATTTGGTTATATTAAATACAGTTGGTACGAAGAAGTTGCTCAACTTAGTGGAATGGATAAAATAAGAAGTGCAAATCAAACTATTCGTCGTGGTAGTGATGAAAGATTTATTACATTTTATACATACAACCCACCTAGAAATAAAGGTAATTGGGTTAATAATGAGTTTAATGTATTGAAACACGACACAGACTATTATGTATCACTAACCAATTGGGAGATGCTACCTCAAAATCTTGCTGAAAAATGGTTAGGACCAGACTGGATTAAAGATGCATTAAGTCTTAAAAATCGAGACCCATTAGCATATAAACATGAATATTTGGGTGAACCAGTTGGTTATGGAACTGATGTATTTAAGAATCTGACTATTAGACAAATTACAGACGAAGAAATATCTCATTTCGATAATATAGCTGGAGGATTAGACTTCGGTTTTGCAAATGACCCTGCAGCATATGTACGTAGTCACTTTGATAAAAAACGAAGAAAATTATATATATTTCAAGAAATCTATGGAGTTGAAATGCTAAATAGAGAATTAGCTGATAGAATACTTAAAATCCCTAATGCTGTATATGAATATATAGTGTGTGATTCAGCTGAACCTAAGAGTGTTAGTGAAATGAATTATTGTGGATTAAAAAGAGCTATTAAAGCTAAGAAAGGACCAGGTAGTGTAGAATCTGGAACAAAATTTCTACAAGAATTAAATGAAATAATAATCGATGATATTAGATGTCCTAATTCAGCTAGAGAATTTAGTATGGCTGAATATGATGTTGATAAAAATGGTAATGTCTTGTGTAGATTAGCAGATAAAGACAATCACACAACAGACGCTACTAGATATAGAATGGAATTAGAACAAAGGAGGCCAGCTGGATGGTAAACGATATAAATATTACTACTCAAGTAAACAATGCTATGTTAAGATATGTATTAGTAGCATTATATGGTGAAGAACAATATAAAAAAATATATGATGGAATATTAAGAGATTTAGGAATAAGAATAGGAGATGAGAAAAATGAAAAAAAGACAAACAAAAATAATACTAAATAGTGGTATTAGCATTCAATTTAATGAGAAAGATAAAGTATGTATAGTATATGAAGCAAACAATGATGATTATGCTGTTGTTGAAATAGAAGACATTAAAGATATACCAAGATTAGTAATGAATAAGTCTGGTGAAATAATTATTAATCATTCAATTGATAATGGTGATTATATGGAATATTATCTTACTAGAGATAAAATTACTTGGGCATATTATTCTGAAATTGAAGAAAAAGAAGGTGAATAATAATGCAGCAAAATAATAATCCAGATATTAGTTTAACATCTGTAATTACGAATCCTAAAGTTGATAGTAATAAAATAACTAATATTAATAGAGCTACGATACAAAATAATCCTAAAATATTAAATACAATTATAAAAGATTTTTATAGTAGTGCTGATTATAAAGAAATGTGTGATGTTGATAAATATTATAAATCACAAAACATTCAAATTAGTAATCGTAGTAAGAAAATGATGTTATATGACGAAATAGAAAAAGTAGTAAATGGTGAAACAGTTAAAGAAGAATGTCCATATTTAGCAGATGACCTTTCTAAAGCTAATCATAAAATAGCACATGGTTATCTATATGAATTAATTAATCAATGTAAAGATTATTTGGTTGGTAACCCAGTTAAAACTGAATATGATAAGAAAATCACTAAAAAAGTTAAAGATTTAATAGATGATATATTATATAAAGACAATGATTGGGGTAAATTCAATCAAGAAAATGTTAAAAATGCTCAAAAATATAAAATTGGTTGGAGTAGAGTAATTGTAGATAATAATGGTAAATTAAGACTATTAAACATCAATTCAAAACAAGTAATTTATTTCTTAGATGATTATGATGAGCTAACATGTTTAATTTATTTATATAGTAAATATGAATATGACAAAAATGGTAAGAAAAAAGAAATTAAATATGCTGAAGTATTTGATGAAACATATAAAGATACTTATATTAGTGAAAAAGGATTCAATTATAAAATGTATGAACCTAATTCACCATTAATTACTAAAGTAACTAAGTATACTACAAATGAAGTTATTAGTAAAGAAACAGCTAATGGAACATCTATAATTGAAGAAATACCTGTTGATGTTGAAACAAATGAAGTATTATCTTGGAATAAGATACCTTGGGTAATGTGGAAATATAATGAAGATGATATTGATGCATTAACTCCAATAAGATGTTTTATAGATATATTAGATATAAATTTATCTGATTTAGCTAATAATGTAGATGATATTCAAGATGCAATTTGGATTTTGGAGAATTATCAAGGTCAGTCTATAAGTCAATTTATGCATGATTTAAAAGTTAAAAAAGCTATTAATGTTGGTGAAGGTGGTAAAGTAGATAATAAAACAGTTGAAATACCTACTGAAGCTAGAGAAAAATTATATGATAAAGCTGAAAAAAATATCTATCGTTTTGGTAGAGGTATTAATTTCGCTGATCGAGATAATTTAGGTAATGCTAGTGGAGTTGCATTAAAATGGAGTTATGGACCATTAGATGAAAAATGTGATGACTTAGAAGAAAATGGACAAGCTGCATTAAATGATTTATTTAATTTAATATTTACTTATTTGAATATTTCAGGAATATCTATAAATAATTATGATAGTAATGATATTAAATTTATATTTGATAGAAGTATGATAATTAATGAAAAAGAAGTAGTTCAAATGGTTAATGATAGTATTGATGTTATATCTCAAAAAACAGCTCTATCTCATCACCCATTTGTTGAAGATGCTGAAGAAGAAATAAAACAAATTGAAAGTGATTATAATGAATTAGATGAAGAGGTTGATAAAGATGAAGACATTGACGGAACAGAGGAAGATGAACAAAACTCTGAAGAAGACAAACGACCAAAAGGAAATAATAATCCAAAAAAAGATAGTAAAGATTTATAAATCACATTTAGATTTATTATTGGAAGCAGTTAAAGATATTACTACAATAAAATTATTAGAAAAAAAAGTTATAAAAATAATTAATGATATGTACGATGAGTTAGATAGATTAATTATTAAAGAATTAATAGATAATATAAATAGAAATAGTAAATTGTTGTTTGATATTGCAGATATAGAAAAAACATTAGGTGGAACAACTACTAAATCAATATTAATGAATAGAAATACCAAACATAGTGTATCATTTGAATTAACTAGAAATAAAAATAAGTTAATTAAAAAAATAGTAAATACTATTAAATCAAATGAAGATATGTCTATGATAAATAAAAGAATAAAAAATATGGTATACAAAAAAGTGTATGGTAAAACTAAAGGTGATGGTGCTAAAACACTTAGAACCTTTAGAACAGAATACACTAGAACAAGAACAATGGCTAAATTGGAAGCAATAGAGCTATTAAACAAAGATGGTTATAAAACAACACTTCAATGGTTATATACTTTTGAAAGTAAAGTACCTAGACCTAGTCACTTACATTCAGATGGTATTATAGCTGGAGAAGATGGTTATTTTATAATAGATGGTTATAAAACAAAAGGACCAGGATTATTCGGAATTGCATCTGAAGATATTAATTGCAGATGCGATACTGAATGCATTATTAGACCGACCAATGATTAAAAAGTCATTAAACTAAATTGGTGTGGCTACGGAGCACTAATAAAATACCGGAATTAGTCGATGGACTTAAAACAGAGGAGGAATATATTATGAAATTAAACATCCAAAGATTTGCTGAAGAAGAAATTGACGATGAAGAAGTAAAAGACCCACAAAATGAAGGTTCTGATGAAGGTGATGACACTAATAATGATGGTGGTGAAACTAAAAAATCAGAAAATAAAAAATCATTTGTTAAAATTAGAGAAGAAAAAGCTAGAGAAAAAGTATTTAAAGATTTAGGTGTAAAAGATTTAGATGAAGCTAAAGATAAATTAGATAAAGCTGAACAAGCGCTTAAAAAAATAGAAGAAATTGAGAAGAAATTACAAGCTCAAGAAGCAGATAAGGTATATAGTAATAAAGTTAATGAATTAACAAAGATATTAAATGATGAAAAGGTATTTGATGCAGATGCGTTAGTAAATTATGTTGATTTAGATGCATTTGACTTAGTCAATGGTAAAATATCTAAAGAAGATGCTAAAGCTATAGTTGCATCATTAAAAGAATTAAAACCAAACTATTTTGGTAAAGAATTTATTAAAGGTGATGTATACAAAAAATCACAAAATAAAGACGTTCAAAATCCTGATATTGATTATCAAACTGATTATGAAGCAGGAAATTATCAAGCTGTTATAGCTAAATTTTTAAAAAATAATAAAAAATAAGGAGGAATGAAAGAATATGAACGAAGGAAATGCATATGTTAGTAACACTCCTAATTTCTTAGGTATGTTATTCAACTCAAACATTAATAAAACTCAATTCTTAACTTTAATTGGTGGTACTGATGGAGCAAATGCTGAAATCACTACTAACCCAGAATTCCCTATATCTGTTAGATACGCTATGAGTGATGGTGCTCAACCTAATATTAGTGAAGCTCAATCAGTTGGTGCTGGAAAACCTACATATTTCGGTTTATCACAAGATAAAAACGTAATTCAAATTTTCCAAGAAGATGTAACTGTTTCTCGTTTAAGAGAAAGAGCATCTGGAAGATTAAGTGGTATTAATACTGCTGGTATGACTCCAGAAGAAACATCTGAAGAAGCATTACAAATCTTATTACACTTAGAAAAAATGAAGAGAGATATGAACTACACTGCTTTAAATGGTGTATATAGTGCTGAAGGTTTAACAGATTCAAGTAAACCTATTAAAACTAGAGGTATTATAGCTGCTATTGAAACTAATATAGTTAATAGTGCTGCAGCTGCATTTACAGCAGATGAATTAAATGATATGATTAGAAAAGTTTATGATAATGGTGCATTTGAATTACCAACAATTTTCGTAAACTCAGCTAACAAACAAAAAATCTCTAAGCTATTCAAATCTGAAAAATTAACAGAAGTAGATAGAAATAGATTCGTTGGTGGGGTATCAGTAGACTTAATCGTTACAGACTTTGGTGTAAATGCTTATGTTGTTGTAGATAATGATGTTCCAAATAATGTTATACTATTAGCAGATATCGCATTTGTTAAACCAGTATTTACAAGAGATAAAGAAACTGGTGAAGTAATCACAATTAAAGATTTATCTCAACGTGGTGGTTCAAGCAAAGAAATTTATGCTGAATTCGGATTAGACCACGGACCAGAATTCTATCATGGTAAATTAGTTATCACTGGACAAGAATAAGAGGTGATTAGTTAATGGTTAATTTTTACATTACTAATCAATTCTTCGACAAAGATAATAAATTACAAATAGCTGGTAAAAATATAACTATTGAAGAAGAAAGAGCTGTTAAGTTAGCTGCTAAAAATTATGGTTATATTGTAGGTAAAGTTGAAGTTAAAGAAAAAAATAAGAAATAGTGAGGTGATAATATGTTCGACATTGAAAATATAGCAATTAATGCTGGAGTAGATGCTGATAAAGTAAGAACATTATTACCTGATGTGTTAAATACTATCAGAAATTACACCAACAGAGCGTTTATAACTTCTATTGGTGTTTCTGATACATTTACAATAAAAGATAATATTATTAAATTTAATAAAAATGTTCCAAGTGAAATAACTGAAGGTTCATACATTGAATTGTATAAATCATTAAATAATACTAAAATATATGTTGTAAAAGCTATAACTAATAACTCTATAGAAGTATATGGTAAATTATTTGACGAATCATTCAATGGTTCTATAATTAAATTATCATTTGCTAATATTGGTGAAACTGACTTAGCATCAATGGTTAATTATAAAAATTCAACTATTAAATTAAGTGCGGTTAAAAGCGAATCTATGGATGGTTATAGTTATACATTAAATACTGATGATAATTTTGAAGGTTATCCATTAAATTTATTAAGTGCATTTAATAGTTTTAAACAATTACCTCAATTTAGAAAGCGTGAATATTATGAGAGAGGATTTATTAACATCCCACTTTGTAGATAATGCAGTATTGAAAAAATGCATTAGTACAAACTCATATAATGAGCGTGTATTTGATACTCCTACAACAATAAGTTGTCGTAAAGTATATAAAACAAGAGTTATTAAAACACCTAATAATGAAGATGTTGTTAGTACTATTACATTATATACATTTAATAAGATTAATCAATTAGATAATATAGATGATAAAGATGTATTAGAAATACATGAATGGAAATCATTATTTGATAATACTGTTGTAGGTTATAAAGTATATTTATGAGTAAATGGACTTTTAAAGGTATTAATAAATTAGAAAAACAGTTTAGTAAAAAAATTAATGATATTACAAATGCAACAACTAAAGGTTTACATGAAGCTGGAGAACATTTGTTAGAATTATCTCAACCATTAGTACCAGTTGATACAGGTCGACTAAAAGCGAGCGGAAAAGTTGTAGATATAGATAATGATGTATATGTTACATATGAAGCTGTTAATCCTGAAAATGGTTATGAATATGCTCCAATTCAACATGAAGATTTAGATTTTAAACATAATGTTGGACAAGCGAAATATTTAGAAGAACCATTTAGAAATAATATAGATGAATTAGTTGATATTGTAGCTGGAAAAACAAAGGAAGGAGTAGATAAATAATGCAAAAAATGCTAGAAGCAATTGGTGATACACTTGTCGGTACAGTTAATTATGGACAAGTACCTGATTCACCAGATAATATTACTGTATTAAATTTTACAGGTGGAAATAGTCCTACAAGAAGTTTAGGTAAATTTAAACCTACTGTAAAAGAACCTAGTATACAAGTAAGAGTTAGAAATAAATCATATTTTAACGCTTTAGATATTATCAATAAACAAATTGAAATATTAGAAAAAGTATCAGGTGAATATGGTGATAAAACTATAATGAAATTATCTCAAACTGGTGATGTTATTCCTTTAGGTAGAGATACAAAAAATCGATATGAATTTACTATCAATTTTATAATACAAATTGATAATAAATAAAAAGGAGGGAAATAATGTTATATACAGGTGTAACAGGTTATATTAAAGTAGGTTCAGGAGTAAGTGGAAAAGCTCTTGCACATATGAGCTCTTGGGAAGTTGAACTTAGTAAAGATATAATCGAAGTTGTATCATTCGGTAATGATTATAAAGAAAAAGTACCAAGTATTAAAGATTGGAGTGCTTCCGCAGATGGAGCTGTAGATTTTGCTACAGATTCAGGACAAAAAGAATTAATAAATGCTTTCGAAGATGGAACATTATTAACTTTTGGATTTGGTATAACAGAAACAATCTTTATGGAAGGTACTGGTTATATTGAATCACTAACAATCACAGATGAAGCTGATGGTAATGTTAGTTTATCAATATCAGTTGCTGGAAGTAATGCTATTACATTAACAACTGGCGATTAAAATTAGGCGAGTTGTAAAATTCGCCTTTTAATATAATAGAAAGAAGGAAAGATATAAATGACATTAAAAATAGGTGAAAGGGAATATGAATTCGATTGTAGATTAAGAACATGTGTTAAAATTAAAAGTAAATTTGGTAAAAACTATAGTGAGTTAATTAATGATATTGAAAAATTAGATGTTAATGATATGTTGAATTTACTATATTGTGGATTAGATAAAAATGTTGTTAATGAAAATGAATTCAAAGATTATGTATTAGACACATGTGGTATGGGAGACTTATATGATTATGTAGGTTGGTTTGTAAAACAATTACAATACCCTGGATTAAGTGAGGAAGAAATAGAAAAAAAGTTGTTGGAGAAGAAAGCAAAACAAGCTCGTCTTCAAGCATAGATTTTATAGAACATTTAATACGTTTAGGTGCATCTGTTGGTTTAACACCAAATGAAATAGAAGATATGTACTTATGGGAATTCAATAATTATGTTATTGGTTATAATCAAAAATTAGTGCGTGACCAAGAATATATTGTGTCAGTAGCATACCAAACTGCTGCATTTAATAATAGTAAACATAAACCTAAAAAATTAGAATACTATATAAATAAAATACGACGTTCAGCTAATAAAAAACATAAAGATACCTCTCCTGTAGATGTTGAAAAATCTAAAAATATAGAAAGACAAATTGAAAAATTGAAAAAACAAAAGGAGGTGGCGAAATGAGTAAAAATGTTGGACAATTAAATGTTAAACTTACTGCAGATAAAAAACCATTGGAACAATCTGTTGATAGTGCTGTTAATAAATTGCATGAAGCACAAGATGAATTACAAAAAACTGATGCTAGTTCGTTAGATACATTAAAACAAACTATTGGTAGTGTATTTAGTAGTTTAAAAGGATTAGGTGCTCAAGCAAAACAAGAATTTAACAGTATGAAAGAACCAATTAATACTATTAATGATGATATTAAATCAACAAGTGATAGTATTAGAATGATGCGACTTCCATTAGATGAATTTGCTTCAGAATTAAATAATTTAGATGAAACTAGTTTAAAAGAATTGTTTGATAAAGTATCATTAGAATTAAATGAATCTAAGATAAATGCAATGCAACTAAAAACAGAATTATCTAAATTAGCGAATAATAAGATTAATAAAAAGCAAATTGCAGATTTAAAAGCAGTAATTAAAGAAACAGGAGTTGACACTCAAAATTTACGAACTAGATTATCATTGCTAAAAAATACACTTAAAACTATTCAATCTAACAATATTAAAGATATTGGTAAAAATATGAAAGATAGTAATAAAGCTATTACAGAAGCAGGTGATAATATTAATGGTTCATTTAAGAAAGGTTTTAAATCATTAAAGAGATTTGGTTTAGCGCTCGTTGGTATACGAACCGCTGTTGGATATGTTACATCAGCAATGAGAACATATATTAGTTCATCAGATACATTAACAGCTAAAACAGAAGGTATATCACAAGCATTAGCTCAATCATTGGCACCATATGCTGAAATTGCAGTCGGTGTGTTGCAAAAATTAGTACATTGGGTTATTCTTGGTATAGGGTATTTTACAACATTTATAAATGCGTTATTTGGAACTAATATAGCATTAAAAGGTATAAATGGAAGTATGAAATCTCTAACCAAAAATACTAAAAATGCAGCTAAAGCAGCACAAGATAGTACTGCACCATTTGATGAGTTCAACATATTACAGGAAGATAAAGATGCTGGAGGTGCTAGTGCAATTGCTCCAGACTTCACAGGTTTAGGAATAGATACCCAGGAATTAGAAGGATTAAATGCATTTAAAGCTTCTATGGAAGAATTTGCAAATAGTCCATTATGGCAAACTATTAAAAGCAATTGGGAGTTAATAACAGCTATATTATTAGTTGTAGTAGCTACAATCGCAATTTTAACAGGTGCTTGGGGTATAGCAATCGCCGCTATTATAGCATTTGTAATTATGTTTTGGGATGAAATTGTCGCTGTCGCAAAAGCTATTTGGGAAACTATAAAAGAACTAGGTATAGCAATTTATGGATTAATATTATCTATAATAGGTGTTATAGGTGGTTTAGTTAGAGGTTTATATGAATTAATAGCTAGTATAGTAATGTTAATATGGGATGTTATTAAAGCAGTGTTGAATAGTATATGGGAATTAGTAGAATTAGTAATAATAGATATTATTGTTGGTGCATTCAAATTAGTATTTAATACAGTTAGTGATGTATTTAATGGAATTTGGAATATAATCAAAACAATATTCAATGGTATTAAGGATTTTATCTCCAAAATACTTCAAGGTGATATTGCAGGAGCATTTGAAAGTTTAAAAAATACAATCACAACAGTATTTAGTATTATATGGCAAACAATCAAAAATATATTTAGTAATATTTGGGATTTTATTAGTGGAATTGCTAGTGGTATAGCAGATGTATTTGTTAGTGTAATAAGAGGTATTGTAAACTCAATCATCTCATTTGCACAAAATACAATTAATGGTTTTATAAAAGCAATAAATGTAGCTATTAAAATTATTAACGCGATACCAGGTGTAGAAATCAGACAATTATCTCTATTAAACATTCCACGATTAGCTAGTGGAACAGTTGCTAAAGAACCTATGGTAGCTGAGATTGGTGAATATTCAGGAGCAAAATCAAATCCAGAAATCGTTTCACCAAGAGATATGATGTATGATACTATGGTTAAAGCATTAAAAGAAACAAAACAATCTTCTGCACAAGAAGGAATTGATATGACTATTAGAGTTAAATATGAAGATGGTAAAACAATTATTAAGAAAATTAATACTGCTCAAAATGATGCTGGAAAAACATTATTGGAGGTGTAACAATGTTAGATTCAATAGATTATTTAGTTAAATTTACTGATGATGGTTATATTCCACCTAAAATTGAAGAAGGAGAATTACCAACATTAGATTTAATGAAAGATACTACTAAACGTAGTGCAAAAGGTGTATTAAATGTTGACAGAATTGGTTCATTTGCTAAACCTCAATTAAAAATTCCAGCTGGTTATAACACTCAACAAATGGCAGAATTATTACAACATTTAAGAGCAATACCAATTAACTTAGAATATTTCGATCCGGAAATAGGTAATTATAGACAAATGCAATTTGTATGTAATGACCGAACTCCAAAATTATTAACTACTAAACCTATATTATATGATGCGATGTCGTTTAGCTTAACTGCATTTAGAGGAGTTGAGTAATATGATTAAAACTTCTGATAAATGGAAAGAGACAATTATTAGAGATGACAGAAAATGTTTAGGGTATATTACTTTAGATAATACTGACATCT